CGTGAAGCGCTTGATGAGATAGTGACCGTCTGCGAAGAGCTTGAAGCGCTCGATGACGACGTTATAGCTGATGTTATTAAACATGTCCTCTCTTTATTCGTTTGAGCATCCGGAGCTTCTCTGCGTTATAGTCGCGCATATAGCTCAAGTGCGTGTATATCTCGTATATGTTCCTATCGAGTACTGCGTCGAACTTCGTCACGTCGTTGCTGGCAAGTATCTCGAGGATATGTAGCCAGCCATAGCGGTCGAGGCCGTCCGGTGTCAAGTCAATCTCATCCTCATCTCCATCTCCACTATCTGCTCCTCGAGCATACTTGTCACGCAGTCGCGTGCGATAGTCGAAAAAAAAACCAGCGCCCCCTGCACTTGACTCATCGACATGCCCTTCAGTGTCTCGACATAGCGCTTCGCGTCTTCCATCGAGTACTTCTTGATGTCGTAGTAGTCACCGAGCTGAGCACTGACCGGTCGGAAGAGCACCGCCATAAGCTGTGGCATATAGCTCCAGTTGACTGTCGTGCCCTTCCATATCTCACCTGCCCAGGCTTCAGCATCCACGTGCTCGCGCATGGTCATGAGATCCATGTCCGGTATGAAGCCGAAGAGCTGACCATCGAGTCTGAACTTCTCTCTGTGTATCGGTGTGCATGATGCAGCACTTCGCTCGATGAGCTCAAGTGTCTTGTTCACGAGCTCGTAGTTCCAGTTCTCGATGACCGTCCTCTTCAGTCCGGTGTATGCACTGATGCGCTCGGCATCCGTCCTCGCGGTCATGTAGGCCACGTAGGTGCGGAGTGTCACGTCGTCCAGTGTCTTTGGTATCTCGACTCTCATCTGTTGTATTGACTCTTTTCGGTTATATGTTCCCTATGATCTCAATGATAGGCGCACCTTCTGCACCAGTCACTTCTTGCCGCTCGACGTATCCGCGCTTCTTGCCTTGTGTCTTTAAGAAGAAGATCGTCGCTGCGACGTTGCCCTCTTTGATGAGCTTCATCAGTTCGGACTCCGCGAAGTCCAGACGCATCTCGCGTATCTCTTCCACTCGTTGCCGGTAGTACTCGTCTTGCTCTATCCAGTTGTAGTGCGTCTGACGTGCGACCTTCATCTTGTCGCATGCCTGCTTGACGTTGCCCAAGCTATACTCGAGCGCCGCCAGCATGGCTTCCTTTCGGTCGTCGGTGTCGAATCTGTCCATCTTTTGCTACATCTATTGGTTCGCGTTGTATGATGCGATGCAGACTGCGTAGCGCTGACTCGCGTCGGTGTATTCGGTGAGTAGCTTCGAGTCGGACATGCATCGGGCCATGAAGTCCTCTCGCTTCTCTTCTGGTGTCGGTGTTGGTATTGGCATCACTTTCGGTGTTTATTTGTTTGCTTGATTAAGTCGATGAGCGACAGCACTGCGGCACTGATGACAGCGATGCATAGTGTGTAGACGATGACCGTGCTCATGGTGTGTATAGTTGAGCTTGTGCTGCTGTGTTGATTCGAATCTTGTCAACCTGCTCTTGATTGTTGTCATAGTGCATCTGTATGCCGATGCGCTTGATAGTGTGCCACTTGTCGACTCCGTCGGTGAAGTAGATGCGAGCCTTCGGTATGCCGAGCTCTTTGGCCGTAGCAAGTACGTCTTCGTTCTCCTTCCAGTGTCGAGCGGTCACGATGTACACGAGGTGTCCTTGTTTCATCTTGATCGAGGCAAGTGCCTGACCGGGTCGCGTACTGAGCACGCCGTCATAGTCGAATGATATCTTCATGCTTGAGTGATTAAGTGTTCGATGAGTTCATACTGAGCCTTGATTCGGTGCTGGTAGCCGTTCGATAGTTCAATGATGCACATGTTCGGACTGATTGCGTCGTATAGTGCGACGATATGCTCGACGTATATGCAGATTCGACTCTCGACGTATCTCTTCGCTCTTGGTATGTTGAGCTCCTTGAGTACGCGGTCGGTCGTTTCGTCGTCGACGTCTTGCTCATCGAATAGGGCTACCGCGAATAGGTAGCCGTTCTCTATGTAGCACTTGTGGCCGTTGATCATATTTGTACGTCTTGCTTGTTACCTATCTGAAGCTGGAGCTCTTTGACCATAGCTCGGATGCAGTTCTCGCACCGGCGCATCGGTCTGCCGCTTGCCTTTTCGAACCATTTCACGATGTCGTTGACCTGGTCGTTCGTTAGCTTGCCACTCTTGGGCAGTGAATTGATGAACGTCTCGAGCTTGTTGGTCTCTTCGTCCGTGAGTCGGTACTTTCCCCACTTTCCCACTGGGCACGACTCGAAGGTGAACTTCGTCTTCTCCTTCACGTAGCAGCCACATAGGCGCACCTTCTTCTTGTAGTACTTGACGAGATTCACGTCTTGAGTCTCGGGCTCGGTGTCGACCTCGTCCGGATCCACGAGTCCACCATGAGTGCCGGAGATCAGTCCGACGAGGTTCATCGGCGTGCCACAGCTGCCGTGTTCTTCGTTGTAGAACTTGCACTTGCCGCATTCATTCATGCGAGCTGTCCGGACTCGTGCCGGGACGTTGAGCTTGAACATTGTCTCGTATCTTTTTGATGGCCTTCTCGACCAGTTTATACAGTGCCCTCACCGGTATGCCGGTCTCCTTGCTGACCGTCTCGTATTTAAAGTCCTTCATGGCGTAAAGCCGTAGCACGACCGCATCGAGTTCCGGCATCAGCGAGATATATGCATCTATGTACTCGTTGTCGATGCGTGAGCCGAGCCATGGTGTCTCAGGTTCCATGTTCGCGACATCTGCCTCGGTGCTCCAGTTCGCAGCGAAGCGCTTGTACTTCTGCGCGTACTTCGTATGCTTGCCGATGTACATCAGATATAGCGATCTGTTGACGTACTCGAACAGCTTCCCTCTTCTCGCCACATCTTCGGCCTGCTCGCGGTGCTTGTCGAATATCTTGAGCAATGTCTCACTGAGCAGGTCTTCTCCTCGCACCTTGTCTCTCTCGAGACCGATGGCGTGCTCTCTCCACTGTGCGTAGTGAGTGTTCACAAGTAGCTCCAAAATGTCGCGATGTTGCACTTTTGAGTCATATCTTTGCAAACATACAGCACCGCTTGCGGTATGCCGCGCACATAGCTGTCAACTTATGCACATGACTCTCGAGGACTTCATAGTAGATCACTTCGGCACGAAGGAGCTCGCCGCTCGACGGCTTAAGGTTACACGATGGACGCTGTACCGATGGCTTCGTGATCCGGACAGCATCCAGCTCAAGCACTTCAAACGACTCGCACAAATAACTCAGACCGATGTCAATATTCTTATCGCATACGGCTCAGCAAATACTCGCCGACCTTCAAGTCATGCTCGACAAGGAGCAGGCTCGTCAGGTGCTCGTCAAGTTGCAGCCGTTAATTGACGACCGCCACTTCAAAGAGGTGAGTCTTGCCATCGTTGAGCTGATGCCAGACGAGCAGCTTCAAGACATCATGAAAACGGCCATCGACCGCACGCCTGCCGAGCTGTTCGAAGTCGCATGTATGTGCGTGACCGCTGTGACCGGTGTCTCTGATATTCATCGACGACGTAGCAGGCGCTCTGACGAGATCATGAGCAGGTACTACGCACTGTTCATCATGTGCGAGGAGCTCCATACGACCTCACAAGCGACCTATCGAGACATCGGTGCTCTATTCACTCCTCCGATACATCACACTGTCATCATACATGCCCGGAAGATGGCCCTCGGCTACCTTGAAAGTGATGAAGAGGTACGTCGTGAATTGATGAACATCACGCGACTACTCGCTCAGCATGGTCACTGGCGCTCACTCGAGAAGGTGAAGAGCATCGCACCCCTAAAAAGTAAACATATAGAACTATGAGTACATACACACACAAGCCGAACACTGGCTCACTATGGAAAAACGACAAGAAGACCGACCCGAAGCACCCAGACACGCGAGGTACTGCCTTAATTGATGGCAAGCTCTACCGGATCAGCGGCTGGACTCGTGACGTAAAAGGTCAGAAGATGAGCGGCCTCGTTTTCACTCTCGATGAGCAGAAGCCTCAGACGTCTGCACCTGCTCCGACATCCGGCGACGACGATCTACCCTGGTAAGATGCCCAAGATAGACTTCCTCCCGAAGCAGATAGAGTGCTTCCGAGCGCTCACAGTCGACTCACCGGTCGAATGGGTACTCTTTGGAGGAGGTCGTGGCGGCGCGAAGTCGTTCACTGGCTCTGTCTGGCAGATACAGAGACGTCTCAAGTATCCAGGCACGAGGGGACTCATAGGACGCAGTAAACTCGATACACTGAAGAAGACGACCCTCAAGACCTTCTTCGAAGTTTGTGCGCTCTATGGCCTACGAATGGAGAAGGATATGACCTTCAATGCTCAGTCGAATGTCATCACGTTCGCGAACGGCTCCGAGATACTACTCAAGGATCTCTTCGCATATCCTTCCGATCCGGAGTTTCAACAGCTTCAAGGTCTCGAGCTGACCGATGCCTGGATAGATGAGGCCGCGCAGGTCTCACGCCGGGCTGTGGAGGTACTCAGCTCGTGCTTCCGCTTCAAGATGAAGGAGTATGATCTCAAGCCGAAGATGCTCCTCACGTGCAATCCGCACAAGGGCTGGCTATACCACGAGTTCTATGTGCCATGGCGCGACGGAACAACAAGCCCGAAGCGTGCCTTCGTGCAGTCGCTTGCGAGCGAGAACCCTCACTTGCCTTCAAGCTATCTCGACACACTGGAAGACCTGCACGAGATCGACCGGCAGCGCCTAAAGTATGGCATCTGGGAATACGACGAGAGTGCCGACGGTCTCTTCGGCTATGAGGACTTGAGTCATGCCTTCCGCGACGAGAAGCTCAGCGGTGAGATGTATCTGACCTGCGACGTCGCTCGTCTGGGTAAAGATAGGACGGTCATCGCTGTATGGAGAGGTCTCCAGTGCATCGAGATCCATGAGTTAAGGAAGCAGCGTGTCGATGAGGTCGTGCGTGCTATACGTGAGCTGCAAGCGAGGCATAGTGTCGAG